CTAAGAATAAACAGCTGGCTAACTTGTCAAATGTTATTCCTACAAATCAGAAACAACGTCTATACGACGAGATTGCAGCTGCAACTTACAATGATCCTCGCTTCAAGGAGCTGAACCAGCGTCTGGGACTCTCTGAGAAAGATCTTCGTAAGGCAGCTAAAGCACAAAACATGGTTACATTCTATGGTGCTGGTGAACGAACTGGTATTTTGAATGTGGAACAGAAGCTTGCCAAAGCTCTAGGGAAAGATCCTGGAACAATGGTCGTAAGAGCATCTGATCGAGATAAGGTTCTTGCTGAGATTTCAGCTCGTATGGCTCGTTATGAGAAGTATGATACAGAAACTTATGAAGCCCTTAAAGCTCTCCGTCAAGATGTAAAAGATGTCTTCAATAAGGGTCAAACCCCAAGTGATGATATGCTCTTCCAGCTTTACTTCCTTGAACCAAAGACAAGAGATATTGTGGACAAGATGACACGTCAGTATGACAATGTTGTTACTCCGCAAGACTTCTCAACAATTGCTAAGATTATGAGCGAGAATCTTGCAATTCAGGTTCCAATCCTGAAAGATTTTACCAGATACTTTGGACGTTTGGCTGAAGATTTTGTTACTTACGCTAAGCCGGGAGATAGTAAAGAGCGACTCACAGAGAAGGCTCTGACAAATATCCTTGGTGAACGTAAGCAGCGTCCTCCTGAAGTCCTTAATAAGATTCCAGGTTGGCATCCAGATAGTACTCTTGCTGAGATACTTTATGGTATAAGAAAAGAGCCAAAGCCTAAGAAATGGACTAACATTCCTTGGGTCAACTTTGATGGTAAAATTGTAGAACAGAACTTTACTCAAGTATTCGAAGAGCGACTGACTTATCGTGACCAACATGGTAATTGGGTGACGAATATTCTTCAAGTTCCACAAAAGACTGATCCCACTTTCTGGGATGAGATTGTGAATAAGAGCGACATGATTAATGATATCGTGGATGCTCAGAAGGCACGAACTGCATTTGCCGTTAATGGCAACCACTCTAACGATGCTGTTATTGTGAAACGGTTTCATTTGTGGGGTAAGAAGAATGGAATTCCAACCTCAACTATCCATGATGCGTTCTTTGCAAATGCTGCTAAGATGCTTGAAGCAAGGGCTGCTCTTAGAGAAATCTATGGTGAACTCGTTACGACCAACCCTGTTCAGAACACTCTTGATGAGATGCTTAGACGAGGGATGCCAAAAACACTCTATAAGAAATACTTAAATGAAGCTATCGACATCGGCCTGATACCTGTGGCTGGAAGGTCGAGGGTTGGTGGCAGAATCATTACAGAGGATGATATCCTCACGAAGGAAGAAATTCTAGCACCTATACCAAAAGGGTTCAAAGAGAACTATGGATGGTATGGTATTGGATAAACAATTGCAAGAAGGCCGTGCCTTATTGTGAACATTAACTAACGGGCTGTGCCCAATGGAAGAAATAAATGAACAAGAAATTCCTTGATGATGGGGTAACTCCTAATCCGAATTACAAACCTGAATTTCTGGAAGATGGTGTGACACCTAATCCGGAGTTCAAGAAAGAAACCGAAGATGAACGCATTGAACGTCTTGCTGAAGAGAAAGCAGCTGCTAAGCTGAAAGATATCAAAGGCAAGCTGGATACTGCGTACTCAGCACGTGATGCTGCTCTTGCCGAAGCTGAAGCTCTTAAATTGAAAGAGCGTGAAGCCCAAAAGCAAGCTCTAGAAGAACAAGGTAAATACAAAGAACTGTATGAGCTGAAACTAAAAGAGCAAGAAGAAGAAGCTGCACGTTTGAAAGCTGAGAAGGCTGAACTTGAAAATCGTAATACTGAGCTTACTCGCGATAATGAGCTTCGTGATGCACTGAAAGGTTATGACTTCCGTAATGCTCGTGCTTCAGATATCGCTTTCCGTGATATTGTTGGCGAGCTGACCCGAAATGACCAAGGTGTATGGGTGCACAAATCTGGTGTTTCGATTAAGGATTATGCTACTGCATTTGCTAAGGATGAATCTAATTCATTCCTGTTCAAACCGAAACAAAACGGTGGTGCTGGCTCGTCTGGTTCTGGTAATCATAAACCAAATCCGACTGCTGGCAAGAAACTCACCGAAATGTCCCAAGCTGATGTCCTTAGAGGCATCAAGGACGGCACAATCAAACACCGATAATTAAAGGATACACAATATGGATCTGACTCAAAATCTCGCAGGCGCTGATAATTACGTCCTGCAATCTGCTATCACGGCTTATGCTGATGAAGCTTACACTAATGCTCGCAAACTGTCAGGTACTGGCATTGCTGGTACTGATGCTCGCATCGATCCTTCGACTGAGACCTTCATTGGTCAAATGCGCTGGTTCAAACCTCTGAACCCTGTGATTAATGTCGCATCGCTGACTGATCCGACTAAAGGTACTCCGACTACTTACAGCTCGGAATACTCGACCTACATCAAATCTGTGCGTACGCATGGTGCTGAGAAGGTTAACCTGCAGCATGTGGTTACTCAAGATGATGGTCTGGCTAAGATCGGTCGTGACTTCGCTGAGACTCGTGCTCAAGACGAACATAACGCTATGTTGGCAGTTATGAAGGGTGTTGCAATCTCAGAACTTCTGTATGGTGCTGGTTCAGCATCAGGTGTGGCTGGTCTGGGTGGTCAGAACTTCGACAACGATCCGACTGATAAGCGTTATGGCTTCTACGTTGACCTGGGTGCTAACTCACTGGTTGGTGCTGCTTCGGCTTCGAGCCAAGGTGCTCAACGTGCAGAGCAATTCCTGAATGCAATGGGTATGGCATGGAAGGATTACGAGCCTGAATATGCTTACCTGATCACTTCTCCACAGATGATGGCAATGCTGCGTTCGGCTAACCTGGTTGATCAAACCAAGGTGTCGGAAGCTAATATTACCTTTGAGACCATCTTTGGTGGTAAGCTGCGTCTGATTCAGACTCGTGCTACTCAAGGTCTGTCGGCTGCTCAGCTGACTGCTATCAATACTGGTGCTGGTGTTGATATCGTTGGTACGAAGACTTCATTCATTGTTCTGCCGGGTGCTATTGCTATGCCGGGTCTGAATATCGAAGTGCCAACCGAGATCACTCGTGATGGTGCTTCTTATCAGGGTGGCGGCTCGACCAACATCTGGCATCGTTGGGGTTATGTTGCTCATCCCGCTGGCTACAACTGGAAGGGTAAAGATGATCGCTTTGCTGCTGATGCAGACTACATGAAGATCGTTAAAGCAGCTGCTCAGATCGATCTGTCGGGTGCAACCGTGGATAACACCACTGTCGGTACTTGGGAGCGTAAGACTAACTCGGCTCTGGGTCTGAGCATCCTGCCAGTCTTCCACTCGTAATCCGAAGAGGCTACTATGGCACTCGTCCTCGGATCTAATTCATTTGCTACTGTAGAGGAGTTTGATCAGTATTGCGGGGACCGTTTGGATATGTCAGAAGCATTTGCCGCTGATCCAGCAGTTAAAGCTGCTGCTTTGGTATCTGCTTCTGATCTTCTAAATGAGCTTTCTTGGACGGGTGTAGTAGTTGATGTGAATCAATCTCTCGCCTTTCCAAGGAGCGGTAGCTACTTTGATCCACGGGTAGGTGGCAGAATTGCTCTTAGCGGTATCCCTGTAAGAGTAAAGACTGCTACTCTAGAACTTGCCCATCATTTGATTGCAAATGAAGGTGTACAAAATTCTAGTGGGGGTGTTAAGGATTTGCAAGTAGGGTCAATCCAACTAAGCAATATCCGAGAAACCCCTGTGATCCCTACGAAGGTCCTCAATATTATTCGCCCAATCTTGATTAATCAAGGTTCGAGTGGATGGTGGAGGGCTAACTAATGGATTTAAAGAAGCTTACCAAGACGCAAGTTAAACGAGCATTCTCTCTGGTAGGCTCTTTGGCAACAAGTGTTACGTTCATTAAGGATGAACCATCTACGTTCGACTTCTTAAGTCAAACTGCAGATGTTCCTACAAAGCCTGAAACAACAGTCTTAAAAGGAATTCCTGTGGATGCTACCACAAAACCAAGAGATAAAGTACCTCAAAATGTAGAACAAAGGAAGCTGATGTTCTTAACAGAAACATTAGTGCCTCTTGAACTACACTCTACCGCTACTTTTGAAGGAAAGACTTGGAAGCTTACTGCACCATTCTCAGGTGATGAATTTATCACAACTATTACTTTCGTGAGAGAGTATAATGGGTAAATATACAGCACTTAATCAAGCCATTTACTCTGTATTTGGTTCTACAGAATGGAAAGCAGAGAACTTGAAAACAGTTCCTTCTGACTTTACTGGAAAAAGCGTGGGTACTGAATACCTTAGGGTAACAATCCTTTCAAGTGGAAAACAACAAGCCAACCCTCTGAAGTCCGTAAGTGGAATACTTATGGTAGAGATATTCACACCTGCAGGTAAAGGCCCAACAAGAGCCAACCTTATTGCAGACAAACTCGACACATACTTAGCAGGTCAGACTATCCAACCTCCTCTTGGAGGATCAATTCAATTTGGATCTTCTAACCTGTCTGATAGAGGCTTAGATAAAGCTAATCCTAGCCTGACTATGACACTCTATTCAATCACTTTTAATTACTTTGGAGCTTAAAATATGGCACATATCTCTTCAATCGGCGCAGCAATGTTCACTGACCTGTCAGTCGCCACTGGTACTGTTACAGCAGGTGTAGCTGGTAATCCGTTACCGCCAACCTATGACGAAGCTGGCTTTGAACCGCTGTTCTCAACGGAAACCTCAGCTGTTGGTGGTTTCACTCGCATTCTGAATGCTCGTGATTTCCCAGCAATTGGTACTCCGGCTAATATCGTGAACGTTCCGGTCTATGGCCAAACGACTTCACAAACTATTCAGGGGCAGGCGGATGCTCCTTCTCTGGAAGTCACCATCAACTATGTTCCTTCAGAATGGGCTAAAGGTGGTATTCTGGGTAATATGGTGGGTGATGGCGTTCAGCGTGCATGGCGCTTTACTCTGCTTCAGACGGATTCGAAAGGTGCTGGTACTACTAAGTACGCTTCGGATGCAACTGGTCTGGGCACTGTCCAGAACTCATCATTCTATTTCGTTGGTAAGCTGGAATCACTGATGGTGACTCCGTCGCTGACTGATGCGACTACCGCGACCCTGGCATTCTCGATTCAATCGAAATTCTTCGGTCCTTACACTTCGTAATTAAGTAACATCTGAGGGTATTAGTGATTCATAACTGGAACTAAT